TTTAAATAGCTCATTGCGAATTTTCTTTAAACCGAATACGCAGAAATATCTATTTTCCATTGTATTCATATTCATCATATCACTAATTTCACCAAGTGCAACGAGGTCAATATATTCCTCTGCATAATCAGTGCCTTCCATTATATCGAAGAACTGAAGGAATTTATAAACCACACCAACGCCGCTTAATGACTTGTTAGGATACCATTGTGAAAGCTGATTGTTAATAACAACTGCACTCTCGCTATACTTATCTGCATCGTGGTGGTCAAGAACAAGAATATCATATCCAAGATTCTTTAAAAATGTATGTTCTTCATAGTCATTTGAAGAACTATCGGGCAAAATAATTAAATCACAAATCTTAGCATCATTGAAATCATCCATAACAGAACGAAGTCCATGTTCCTTGCCCTCTGGCACGTGATAAGTAAACTCAACATTTGGATACTTTTCTTTCAAGTGGTCATTAAAATAATTCATTAGGACGGCGGCAGAAGTAAAACCATCAACGTCGCAGTCAACATAAACTCTTATTTTACTACCATTCTCCAAATGCTTTTTAAACAATTGATATCCCTCTTCCATGTGGTCAAGTAATAGCGGGTCGCACATATTATTCTATGCATTGGGATAGAAATACCAATCGCTTTCGCCATCATCTGGCAATATGTGTCTGTCTTTCAACAGTTCCATTGTGTAGTCAGAATGAATATCATGACTTGTTTTTCTTACATACTTCACTTTATAACCATACTCCCTTTGATATTAATTTAGTCGCTACTTCTGGTCCGCAGTCAAAAGGTGACTGCTTTAATTTCAGTAGATTACTATTATCAACTATAAAACCCATTGTGGCATAGTTCTTATATTTTTCACATATGCCCTTTAATTTAGCATAGTAGGCTTCCTTTTCTTTCCATGTTTCTCCTTCTTTATCAAAGGCAATAAGAATCTTTTCTGCTCCACATTGTAATAACAAGTCAAGCTAATATTTATGGAAACTACTACCACAGGCGGCGACAACGATATTCCTATCCTATCCAAACATTGTTGAATATTGTAAGCAGCTCTTTTCTGATTCTGCTACTATCGCCATTTTATATTTCTTTACATTCTCTCTTACAAAATTCAATCCATATAGATTATAGCCTAAAGGATGGGCATACATTTTACCTTCTAATTTAACGGGCATATACTTGCCATACACCAAATCTTCATCATTTAATGCTCTTCCTCTTATACCGACCAAGTTACCATTCATATCATAATGAGGTATGATTATCTTGTTTTCTTGAACTGAATAGAGAATGTTATATATTTTCATTGCTTCTTCACTAATTCCATCCTCCAACCATTCAGGAGTTGGATAAAATTTATAAGCATTTAACAATCCTTTATTAAGAATTGGCAGCTTAACATCTGCTTCATGATTCTCTGTTGTATAAATTGAGTGATATGGCTGATAAAAACTTTCACGAGGTTTACTACCAGCTTTACCACCAATTCTTATTACGATATCTTTAAAAAAGTCATATTGAACATTTAACAGCTCATAACGCTTTTTAAACATACCAATTATATTAAAAGTACAACCACAATCTGTGTAGCAGTGAAAAGTTTTTGTTCGAGGATAGTAATACAATTTCATACTTGCATCAGACGAATCATGATTATGACATATCGTCGGGAAGATAATTGCATTACCAGTTTCCTCAAATCTATCTGCGCTAAGCTGAGTCATTATTTCGATAATTTGTTCATTACTTAAGCTGTCTACCAACTCATTTAAATCACTCATTTAATCACTCCTTACAAAGCACATAATTCTGCAAAACTCTTATTTTCAACACGTCTCTTTATATCATCTTTATCATTGAAAGCTGCGGCAGCATCAAGTATAAGTTCTTCTGGCTTAATGTCAGAAACAGAATAAAATTCATCGTAAATTTCATCTGAGACAATGCCTTCATTATATAAGTCGCACAGGTCTTTAAAAGCCCCATAATTTATGGAGTCAAACTCAACAGCCTGAAATTCCTTTATTGGTTTCATATCTGCGGTAGTTACAAACAAATCTTCTCTACGGCAACAGCCAAGGTCATTATAACTCCATACTCTTACCATATTCCATCTACCACGACGGTTTTTATAAATGTCTGTAACAAGATTTGGAACAAAAGAAAACTGAGATTGGAATCCTGCCAGTTCTTGTAATTCTGTCTTGGTTGGACGAGACATTATACAAGCAAAGTCAGCAAGGTTTACAATAGCCTTTGAACCTTGAATGTTCTTCTGGTCTCTGAATCCGCCCTTGTCATCATCGTCATTACTTATCTGAGTTGAACTCATAATAAAGGCATTAAGTTCAACCGCAAGATTCTTCAATGTTGTTGTGAACAATCTAAGACAAACCATATTTTTCTTTTATTTCTAAAAGTATAGACTATATTTCACCATTAGGTATAACTCTTTCGGTTCTCAGCCGCATTGTTACCACCGCGGCGGCACGTATCAATAGTGCCCCTACTCTCTCATGATAAGAGATAGTCGTTACAGGTTATTTTATTAGCGTAATCGGCTTAATTTTGTAATATTCCTCTTATTACTCTAATAAAATCATCCCTCGGTATTGCCTGCTATCCATTTCTGGACCGTAGGTTCTCTTAGTCAGCGTATTCGTCTTTAGGATGCAGCGTCATCTCGCTATTTACGCCAGTCTTATTTAGCTGATACCGATAGCCACTTATTTGTGACCCCGCTGATGAGGCGGAAAAGTTATTTTGAGGACATTTTATCTTAGTTTATCCTCGCGAAGTTTTAAATCACGATATTCATTGAGCATTGCAGGAGAAGAGAAGATGTAGTCATAGAAGATATTTTCAACACCATACTGAATGTTGTATCTTCTGAACAGATTCTTTACTGCTGACGCACTTGGGTCTGGCATATGAGCGAATAACATATTTCCCTCATACTTCTTCATGATATCGATAGCCTGCTGAATACGAGGCATTTCCTTATCACCATAAGTACCGTAAAGGAAAATTTCTTCGTTATAGCCAGTAAGATAAGCAAGAATCATTGTCTGAATTTCAGCGGGGTCTTGCTCTGTCATTACATAAAGAACTTTTTCACAACTACCAGTTGATACCCATTTATTTTTCTTTCTATCAAATCGAATTGGATAAGCGATATTACACGCATCACCAACCATAGAACGAGTATTATGTGTACAAATGTAATTATTCATTAAGAATAAATGTTCATCATTGTCTACATAAAAACAAGTCATATCAACAAATTCTCCGGTTGATTCAATTTTTATAATAGAGTCTCTGTCACGTCTTTCTTCTCTTTTCCCGTTATTTGTATAGGTAATTGCGATATCTAATTTTCTTTTTAGTTTAAAAAGTTTTGCTTTTACCGCTTTTGGAGCCTGGATGTGTAGATTATAACATTCTCCAATTGTATATTTGTCACTTCTTGTGTCTGTACTATAGTTACAAGTCAATCCGAGACTTTCGCACAGTTCAATAATATTATCTCTTAAAATGGGGCTTATAGTAGTAAAACCTATTCTGCCCTTTTCATCAATTGAGCCATCGGTATCAAGTAAGCCGGCAAGTAAATCATATCTTTGTTCCACTGAGCCTAATAAAAATTCTTGTGGTATGTATTTATCTTCTGACTTTAACTGCCATAATTCTGGGTATTCGCTTAATATGTCTTCAGTCCATACATTTTTGTGCTTTTCTTGATTAACCAATTCAAAGCTCCAATTATAGTTATGGTCAGAGTTCTTCTTATAAGTTGAGTATCCTTGTCTATCACATATTGCTTTAACAAGTTCTTCGTCTGAGCTTGAGAATGAAAAACTTTTGTTTGATAAATCATATCTAAAGCTTCCATCTCCAAGTATTAAGCCCATAACATAAGGGTCAATCGAATAAGACTTTTCAGGATACTTTACTGGTTCTGTTACTGGAATACTCCATCTATAGCGTCCCTTTGTATCATGAAGTCCACGAGGATTGTCGATTATATTTCTTAATGTTGTCGTTATCAGTTTATTTGGATTTCTGTCATTCTTATTCGAATAGTAACTCCATAAATGCTCATCGCAGCATTCTGCAACTCTACCCGATTTAAAGTACACTTTATAGATTTCTTTCTTTTCTTGCTGAGGAAATACTTTCAGTACTTTAGTTGGATTACCAAATCTGTCAAAAAGTAAATCTCCAACTTTAATTTCGCCGACCGATTTCCATCCATCTGGTGTTGGGATTCTTGTAAAATTTGGTAAGGCTTTACCAACACCAGAACCAGCAGAACGTAAATAAAATTTACCCTTTCTGCCGCCTCGTGTAATGGCATTTATAATCTTTCCCTAAAGTTGACATCCTATTTCAGGCTTTTCTTTTAGGGATATAATAAGTTGTTCAATACCATCTGTTGCCTTTGATTCCTCAACAACGCTTTTAAGAACAAACTTACTTTCATAACCGTTGATTTCCATTTTGAGCATATTGAGAATATCCTCAACAGTCATTTGCTCAAAACGTTCATTTATCTCAGCATACTTTGGATTGAAAATATCTTCACAATAAATCTCATCCATAGGTCTGCCAGACTTCTGTAAATCTCTTACGAAATTCAGCTTTTTAAGTTTATGATAGTAATACTTAAAGTTAGCTGGGTCGCCCGCTGTTTCGCAGTCTTGTAAGAATGTTTCGCCATTTTCTTCTTCCAACAGGCTGGCGGCGGAAACATTGTTTTTTAAGTAGTTAATAACATCTACACTTCGGATGTTGTTTGCTCCATCGCCACTGTTGTATAGATTGTTAATTGCTGAAAATATGAACTTATCAAGTGAAGTAGGAAAATCACTTAATTCAAATCTGTATTTGTCGATATCGTTTAAAAATTCGGGATGATTCATAAGTCCACCAAGGACTTGAATAACCGTGTGACGGTCAATTTTTATCACTCAGCATCACCTACAATCTGGTCAAGGTCAATCATTTTCTTTTTCTTCTTTGCACCAATATAATCACTTGGATTATATTTAATTTCGATACGGTCTTGTTCAAGCTGTTTCTCAATAGCTTGTTCAACTTCAATCCTTTTCTTTTCTTGCTGTCTGTAATAAGACGCCGCCTTGTCATAAATATAAGGAATAATTCCTATTGTCTTATACTTATCAGAAACAGGATGCTTTTCTATCTCATAGAAGAATTTTAATGTTAACAGCTGAGACTTGTAGTTCATTCCCATTTTATTGAATTTTTGCATTTGAGTCACATTCCAATCACTTACTGGCTTATCGCCGTCGGCACCAAATAAACGATAAATATAAAACCATAAAGCGTCTCTATCATCATTTATTTTTTCCTTCAACTTTAAATTCTCTTCATTCAAATGATTCTTTACAGTAGAAGGGGAGATACCCAATTCTTTTGCTACCTACGCCATGTTTTTACAAGCCTTGTATTTTTCATTAATTTGAGCTATAAGCTCTTCGTCAATCTTTACCCTCTTTTTAGCTACTACCTCTACGGGCGCACCATTGTAAACAGCAAGATATTTATTTACACTCGCAGAACTGATTCCAAGCTGTCTTGCGACTTCTGCTTTATTCTGATACTGCTCATATAAAACGGGAATCTGCTCTATTGTCTTTTCATCAATTCTTTTTCCCATTTTAATCACCTTTCTTAATTTATTCTATATATATTATAACACAAATTACCAAAAAAGTCAAGAATTTTATAAAGGCGGCATGAAGTCGCCCTTAATTAAATCTTATCAAGATAATCTGCCGCACTTGCTACAATACTTCTTTCAATTCTGATAAGTTGTACTGTGGCAAACAAATCTGCCAATGGAGAATCGTGAAGATTAAGCAATAGCTTTAAACCATTTCTATCTTTAAAGATAGCACTATCTGCCTGATGAATGTCGCCATCGAAGAAAATCTTTGTATTCTTACCACAACGAGCAAGAAGAAGTTTGATATGCTCTTCTGTAAGGTTTTCTGCTTCACTTACAAGAACAATAGAGTCATCAAAATTACGACCTCTGATATATGCCACTGGGACGATTTCAAGCTTTTCCTCTGAAATCCATCTGTTTATTTGGTCGATACCAACCAAGTCAACAAGCGGACCAATAGAAGGGAGTATCTTCTCCATCAAGTCACCTGGCAACGCGCCCAGTTCCATAGTGTTTTGTGTGTAAGAGTTGTTAGGAACATAGATAATTTTCTTAATCTTTTCCTTTTCAAGCTGACCAATAGCATAGTTGTGGGTAAGGAATGTTTTACCAGTTCCGAAATTACCGCCTGCATAGATAATTGGTACATCATTTAACAGAGCATCTACCAAGCAAATCTGCTCAGGATTTCTTGGGAATACTTCATCGAGCCAATTGTTCTTAATTGCTCTACCTCTTATCTGATGGAACTTTGCACCGTCATATCTGAATATACTTGTATCACCGTATGATGCATCTTCATAGGGCGGCGGCACAATGAGGTATTCATTTACGCTGAATTTATAGTCTTCAGTTTCATAGTGACCTCTTTCGATTAAGCTAGAAAGCATTTCATTATACTCGTCCAAGTTATAATCATCAACGTTCATATAAACAATGCCGCAGTAATCATCTTTCCAACTATAACCTTCAACTTTAACTCCTGCAAGCTATGCTCTTACTTTACAACCAACATCATTGGTAACAAGAGTTGCGTCTCTTTCTTTAGCAATTTGAATAAGAACTCCGTCAGGGTCGTTATTCATATCCTTTGTAAGGTCCCACTCTAAATTGCTCATGTTCTTAGAAATATAAACTGCCGCCTTGCGAGCCTTCTATGCTACTTCGGGACTTTTATGTTTCTTAAGACCGTCAATTTCCATGAGTGTAACCATAGGAACAACCCAATATTCATCGAGTTTAGTAACAATCTGTGGAAAATCCATTATTACGTTTGCGTCAAGAATCTTAACATCTTTTTCCATTGTCTCACTCCTTATAAAAAATGGGGAAGATTAAATCTTCCCCACTTTGATTACAGTATTTCCTTTATTTCATTCAGAACAACTTTTAACTTGTCAATCTGCTCTGGTAAAATTTCAGAAAATTTAGTGGGAGCACCAAATACCTGTTCAAGAATTTTACTTGCTTCTTCGACCTTTTCATTCTGAACCACCTTACCCCAAACTTCTCTTGCCTCTGTCATGAGTTCATCAAATGTCTGAACGACATATGGGTTAACCTCATCAGAAGGTGCTTGTCCGCCTGAGTGTTTTATTTCCTCGTCAATAGCATCATAGATAGCATTTACAATGTTATCATAGCTGAACTCTACACGAGGAACGATGTATTTAAAACGAGACTTAGCAAAGAATCTATCATCGCCACGGAAGAAGATAACTCTCTTTCTTTCGCCAGACTGTTCATCATTAATCTCACGAATGTAACCGATGATATCAACCATCTTGTTTACAATATCATAAGGTCTCTGAGGAAGTGCTGGAGCATTCTGCTGATATTCCTCTCCTTTCTCGTCTTTAAGTGTTTTCTCTGTTGAGTGTGATATAAATATTAAGCCGTAACCTGCATAGGTTAAATCTCTGAATGTAGTTGAAAATTCCTTCTTAGCCATATCATAGCCTTGTCCCCAAGGAATATCACCAAGCTTTTCAACTCCTGCCTAAGTACAAATGTACTTTACGCACAAGTCCCAAGCTGAGTCTACTGTATCGATTGCAACTGAATCAAACTTCTCACGAACCTCAGCCTTTTTAATAAGCTGAGAAACAATTGTTTTCCAGTCGTTCCATGTCTTAGCAGGCTGAACATAAACATTGTTCAAAGCATTAGTTCCCATTTCAACGTTGATACCGTGTTTTTCAACATACTTTAACACTCATTTAAGAGTCGGACTAGACTATATCTTCTTCATTTTTAACCTCAAATATATTCGTTGCAATTATATATTTTCGAGGAAGATACATTTCTGCATCTTTATAGCAAGAAGTAATCAACTTCTTTACTAAAGCCTTTTTGGCAAGAGTTACACGATAATTTTTGCCATTTTGTGTAGGCTTATTGGTAATTTCCATTCCCGATACTTTTTCGCATAATAAGAGAAAATCATTACAAATGTTTTTTGAATGAGAAGTGAAATTAACTCTATAATAGTTCTGATTAGGATAAATACTTCCATCGCCATCAATTAAACCTCTTAGAAAATCCTTTTCTAAAATTGCTGGAACTTTCGGTAAAACGTTTGTTAAATAGGTTTTATTTTTTACAACTCCGTATTTATTTAAATCTTTTACTATCTTATCGCTTCGAACTGTGCTTAGAAAACTTTCTTTATTTCCTCTTTTTGAATAGATAAGCTTTGATGTAATTCCAAGTTCTTCTCGATACTTTTCAAGCAAAGCAACATCAGAAGCCTTAAGTTCTAAGCGTAATTGAGATTGTTTGTCTTTTTCCTCTGTCACTGACCCATCTGTAAAAATTAACCCCAAAAAATATGCTTTATTAGGTGTATCAATATTTGTAAAATAATCTTCCTTTAAATTAACATTTATTTTTCTTACACGAAGTGGAATATCATTTTTAACTAATATATTTTTAATTCTTGGTTGTGTGCAATGTCGCATTTTTGCAATATTTGTCATAGATAGTCCAGATAAGTAATCTTTACAAATTTCTTGCTCTTCTTTATCATCAATCATTCGCATTCTTTTCACCTCCTGTTGTAAAAATATAAGCAACTAATGAAGTGTGGCATTTCGTATTACTACTACTTAATTAAATAGTCGTTGAACCTTCCGCTGATTAGGCGGCTTGGCTGCTGATTGCCATATCTTTTAAGACTTAGGTTTCCCAGCAATTAACCACATTATTCAATATATATTACTATATAAGGGAGCTATTAAATTAACCCTGCAATAAGAATCTTTGGGAACTATGCCGCCAGTGATGTTTTACCAACACCAGGTAATCCATAGAACATTGCATATTTACCTTTAAGGTTCTTGCTTATAACCTGTGGTTCAAGATTAAGTAAATCAATATTTGCCATTAGTCATTCCTCCTTTTAAAGTAATAGTGGTAATCTTGGTTATTAGAAACCAAGATTATCGTTGAATGACTTATTCTGTGACTTACCCTTTACGTTAGACTTTGTCTTCTGCTCCTGAACTCTACCCTGACGCTCATCAAGTGCAGCCTTGATGGCGTTGCTGTCGTAAGAAAATTCCTCTTCAAGACCTGATTGAGAACCACCAAGGATAATGAGTTCCTTACGAGAAATTGTCTTTGTTCTCTTGATTGACTCACCGAAGCCCTGCTCTTCATACCAAACCTTCTGAGTCTGATTGAAGCTGATTGCTCCATTTACGTTTACTGTGTCGCCGTCTTCCCAGTTTGACTCGATGAAGTTTACTGCGTTCTCTGAATCAGCAATAAGCTCAACAACATCAAGTCTACCCTTGTATCTTATAACACCAAACTTAACCTTAAGTCTGCCTGTCTCTTCGCCGTTCTGGTCAACCTCTCTTGTTCTACCAAGAATAACACCAGAAAGCTCAAATCTTGCGCCCTCTTCAAAGTCGCCCTTAGCAGGATTCATAAAGTTAGAACCAATCTGCCAT